ATAACGTCTTTATCTAAGGCAAGAAGTGCTAAAACATCTTGTGGATTATAATGAATATCAGAATCGATAAACAAAAGGTGTGTATAACCAGAACGGAGAAATTCATCTACAAGGTAGTTTCTTGCTCGAGTAATTAGAGATTCATTGAACAGGAATGAAAACTTAGTTTCAACCCCATATTTTGCCATTGTTGTTTGTAAGTCCAATGCTGACTTAACATAAAGACCATGTGACATGCCACCGTACATAGGTGTGGCAATAAACAGTTTGTTCTTTTTTAGTTCTTCGACTTTAACTTGTATTTCCATAATGTATCCATAAAATAAAAAGAGAGAGTAATATAATATATATCACTCTCTCATAGGCTACCTAAGGAATATTAGGCGAAAGCACGTTCACCTTGTGAACGAATTGCTTGAATACCAGCAGCAACAATGCGCTTAGTTGGTGTTCCAAGGCGATAGAAAGAAACTTTCTCACCACTTGATGTAACACGGCTGTTCAAGTAGATGGCATGGCCATCGTTACGCAACTCATTGATAGTTGCGGATGGGTTTGCAACACCGAAAACACTCTGCATCTTTGCAGGTGTCAATGTGTTGTAAGAACCGGACTTTGACAAATATGTCAACACTTTATTTTTTGCACTCATTACGAATACTCCATTTTTTAGTCTCTCAGATTGAAAACATTTGAGAGGAGACTGTTCTCTCAAATCAGATTTAATTATAACAGAAACCGTGCTAGTTGTCAACACTTAGCACGGTAAATATGTGATTTAGAAAGGAACATCGTCACTTGTACCTGATTCTTCAACAATTGGCACAGCAACGGCATCAAGATTAATACCTGCATCAACTTTGGTATACAAGTCAAGGAAGGATGCCTTTGTATCTTCATCAAAGCGATTCAAACAAAGACCAATTGCCTTCATCTTATCACCGAAGATACCGAAAGTGGAAACAATATGCACTAAACGGCGAGTAGAAATCACTTCATCACATCCGCCATCAGCGAATGTTTTACGAATAGCATCTGCCCATGTAACTAGTTTATCAGCAAAATCGTCATCTGCACGATTGGCAGATTCTAATTCTTTCTTCATAATCTTACGTTCAATGTTAACTGGCGGCCATTGTTGTTCATAAGTATTTGGGAATCTTTCGAGGAAGGCCTCATTCAATACGTTAGTAAACATATAGCGACCATCATCTGATCCTTTACCTTTAGTATTTGCAGTAGCGAATACTGTAAAACCTGGTGCAGGTGTAATCAATTCACCTTTCTTTTTCAACATGAAAGGTTTGCCTTCAAGTACACGTTGCAAAGAGGAAAGATTCTGAGCGCCATAATCAATTTCATCGATACATAAAACAGCACCTTGACGAGCAGCCGTTGTAACAGGACCGTCACGCCATTCCATATTGCCGTTAATCAATACATAGTTTCCAAGTAAATCACCTTCATCAGTTTCGGGTGTCATGGAGATACAAATGAATTTACGTTTAGCCTTAGCACATGCCTGTTCAATAGACATTGTTTTACCGTTACCGGAATGACCAGTAACAAAGACAGGAAAGAATTGTTCAGATTTTACAATTGAAACAATATCTTCAAAGTCACCGAATGGGACATAATTTTTATATACAGAAGGAACTAAATTTGTAGAATCTAAATCTGTAGCGATATTGGAAATTTTACTTAAAGATTTATCTATAGGTTTAACCATTGGAATGATTTTAGCTTGTAGAGCAATTGTTGAAGATGGAACACGATACATTCCACGAGCAACTCGGTTTGATTCATCTTTAGTGAACCATTGGGCACTTCGCATACCCATTTTTTGACATACTGTTTTAATCTCGGATCGACTCACTTCGGACTTACCGAGCGCTTGTAGATTAGAGATAAATTCTTCACGGATTTCAACACGATTTGACATAATATAAAACACCTTTTTAATTCACATGATACCATTATAACACAATCACAACAGAAGTCAAGCCCTCTGTTGTTTTTATGCAACACTTATACAGCAATGCCTTGAATGAATTTAGACACTAAAACACGGTTCACTTGTTTGCCGCGGTTGAATTTCATAAACGCATTTTTCAGTTTATTAGCTGTAACTTTACCTTCGATTTCAATTTCTTCATTGTCAACAATAAGATTAGAACCACCAGCAATCATAAAGAAACTGGTATAACCTTTTCGTTTAGAAACAATAAATTTTTCACTTCGAAAATCTCTCATAACTTTCCGTTCTATTTCATGGGCAGCGAATCTATCTAATCTAGACATTTCACTAAATGATTGCCCACTATCATCAACATACATTCTTTGAATTGAAGCTTTTGGACGACCTTCAATAATGTAGAATCCAAATACTTTTGCATGAGTGGTCTTATTGAACCATTCAAGAACAGCACGGAATGTAGGACAACCATTACCATTTGTTGATGCCATTTGAGATTCATATTGAAACTTCTTGTCACGCATAATTACATTTTCATAATCAGCACTAAAACTATTATAGCTACCAGTTGAATTAATAAATGAATTTATGTAATCAGCATCACCATCATGCACAATAACAAGATTGGTAAGATCCAGATTATTAACTTTCTTAAAGTTTAACATCAAATCTCTAGTTACAATAATTGCCTGAGTCAATGGAGTATTGCACAATTGTTCACTATGTGGACGGGAAACTTTACGACTATGACGATTACCCATATATGATACTTTTAACAAAATCATATTACGCAAAGCTCTTGTGAATTCAGCATTTGACATTTTGTGATTGAGATATTCACGCAATTGTACATTAGACATTGTTAGGTGATTGTTTTCACGGACAAACGAATCTCTTTGAATTTTTTCTCTAACTTCAGGATCAGGATCATATTCATTTATTTTGCGGTCATAGTACCAAGTACCAGAATCATCAGTAAAACCATAAACATGAAACGGAATATTTACTTTACGGCAGAACAAAGAAAGAATTAAAATCTGTTCAATAGAACCAGACATATTATCAGACATAGAACCAGAACAATCAAGCAACAAAATCAACCCATGTGATTTGCCTTTTGGCACCATCATCACTTTACGGAAAATGTTGTCATCAAATTGATACAATGAAAGTTTGTTTACATCGATATCACCTGTATCAGACAATTTAGATTTACTAAACGCCTTGGCAGCCTTACGCATTTCGAATTCTTTGGCAAGTAATCCAATGTATCGTTCATTCTTATTACGGAAATCTTTTACATATTCGTTGATTGTAGCATATGTCAAACGTCCATTGTTGATATCATCCATGTAGTGTTCAGAAATTAATTCTTGTACACGTTTGGCAGGAGTAATGCAATTGTGCATATTCACTTTAGGCATTTCAATATAAACATATGATTTACATTTATTGTCTAAAAGGATAGATTCATTGTTGCGGAAATTATTATCTGTTTCACAAACAGGATCAAAGTCTTCATATGATGATTCGGATTCTTGTGATTGTTTGTTGCGGTTTATTTCATCAACGCCTTCACCGTCTTCGGTATCATCTTCAGATTCTTCAGCATCGGTATCAGTAGTTTCGGAAGAATCTTTTGATTCATCATCCGATTCATAATCTGAATCTTCAGAATTGGAATCATAATCATCTGATTCTTCATAATCACCATCTGCATCTTCTTCAAAATTAAAATCGTTACCTAATTCTTGTTGTTTTTCGAGCTGTTCACCTTTAGAATATTCGTAAACTTCATCAGTTACACGCATGGTATCTTCCCATGTTTCTAACATTTGAATTTTACCAATCAATTGCATTTCAAAATTAGTAAAATCAATTGCTTGTGTATATTGACTTTTGGTGAATATGTTTAATCGTTCAATGAAGGACATTGTATTAACATCACGGTCACCAAGGCCAAAGAAGTCACGCATTTGCAATTCAGCATATGCTTTTCGAAATGATGATTTAAGGCCAGGATATTTACGAATTACTTTTTTCTCAATACGAGCATCTTCTACAACATTAAGAAAAGATTTATAATTTTTATGTTTAGTAATATCAACAGCGGCATCATGCCAACCATCTGCTGGGGTATAAAGAGCATGTCCAACTTCATGCCCACCGAGAAAATCATACATAGCGCCTGACATATCTTTCCAGATAGGAAGATATAGAATACGATTTACTGGATCAAAC